CTTAACGAATATGTAGCCGCGAAAGATTACGTCAATTTGCCGTTTCCACTCGCCTTTGCTTCGGATAACCTTTTCAACCAATGGTACAAGCACCTTGTAGCCCTGCCGCTCAAGGCGGTTTTTAATCTCTACCTCTCGGTCAGTGGTAACCTGTAACACATACCAACGCTTACTCATTTGACTGCTCCTTTAGCTTGACACGCTGACGTTTGATTTCTTCCTCTAACTCAGCATATAGCTTTGGATTGTCTTTCTTGAGGTTTTCATATAACAGCGATTGGTTACCTTCTAAGGCAATAAGCTCATCAGATTTAACATCCATATCAACCTTTTTCTTGTATGCAACAGCTCTTGCTAAGGCTGTAGCATTTGCAATGATAGTTTCAGGCTTTGCATCTTCCCAACTTTCTTCGTTTACCAGTGACAATGCCTCAAAGGCTTTTTGGCTTGCCAATCTCAATATAGCGTCAGCTAGGTCTAGGTCAGGGTAACGCTCTGTTTCCGTTAAAATCATACGAAAGTTTTCTTGTGCAATTCTTAGCTCATTGGCACTCGCTAAAAATCTGCGTGCATAACGGCTGACACTAGCTTGCGTAAGTTGCACCTCGTTCTCGGCTAAATACTCGCAAATTTCTCTGTATGACTGACCGCTAAGCAACATTTGGTCGACAGTATCCTTGAGAGCGGGCTTGAGCTTGTCTATAGTGCCGTTTGCTCTGCGCTTTCTTTTTGTACTCATACATCCACCAACTCGTCTTTTAGTCTACCTGCTAACAGTTTAATACCCTTGTCTGTCAGCTTGGCCTCCAGCTGTTCCGCTTCACAGTCAGCCAATGTAGCCGGGGTATGGGACGACACTTCCCTTAGTTGAATGTATCCCGACTCCGTCAGATAATTAACGCTATCTAAAAATTCATTGTCGGGCATATCATCAAGTGCATACTGCGTGTCAGTAATCTTAGCGTATTTGTAACGCAGTATGTTTATAGTTCTCAGAACCTTACCATTATTTTTGATAAACCGTCCAGCCTTGATTTTATCTGTCTGCGTCATTGATTATCCCTCCTTGCCATCAGTAAATCATACATTTTGTCTATTTTATTTTCTAATTTGTTTGTACTCTGCATATATTCTTTCTTTGTAAGTGTATTGGACTTTATATCATCAACATCCAACTGCAGCTTTTCCAATTGCTTGTTGGTATCGTTTTTCAACTCTTTAAGCTCATCTTTGTTGACATACGTCAACTTAATGTGATTGATATCTTCTTCGTGCTTGTCCTGCTTAGAAATAGTACGTTTAAGAAAATAACCAATTACGCTTGTTACAGCTGTCAACCCTAAAGACACCAGCCACCATACATCTGCTCCAAATTCCATTTCTCTCACCTCGCATAATAAAAAGAGTATCATTAAACCTTATAGCTTAATGATACTCTTTATTTTTGAAATGTTATATATGAAATATTTCTAAGATTTGTTTCACAATTTTTTCTAACTATCATCGAAAAAAAATAACTGTGTATAGCCAAGCTTCCTGCCGTCACGGGTGATTATTTCTCTTATCATACGTTCAGTTAGTCTGTATTCATTCGCAAGATACTTGTAATTATATCCATTAAAACGCTTTACTATTTCTGCATCACGTTTGGCATTTAACAATTTATCCATTTTAGCAATGTAGATAGTCATTCCGCCGTAGATTTTTACTAGGCTCAGATAAGCCTCAATACCTATAACCTCTGCCAATTCCCGCTGGTCGCCTTGAAGGTCTGAGAGTTTAATGTTTTCCATTGTCAAGCTCTCCTTTTTGCCTTTCGCTCAGCTGACCTTATGTAAGCTTTTAGTATTTCTATAAGCTTATTGCCGTCCTCGAAGCCGAGCCAAATAAATGGCTCTTTTGGGCGGGCGTCTATGTGCAGCTCTTTTTTGATGATACCGCATAACCGTTCGCCCTTTGTGGCTGCTACAGGCTCTATGTCGCAGCCTATAAGCTGATACATCAGCGCCCATACCTTACGCTGCTGACCCTCTGTCATATCTTTTGCGGTAGCTTGATACTTTTTTGTCCTATGAGCCTTGGCTGTGGTTGGTGGTACTTGTAACTGAGATATTTTTATGCGCTGTGCCAGCTCAGCTACAACCTTTTTGTACTCACTGTAATCCAGTTGTTTAATGCTGTCTTTACCGGTGATGTCATATATTAGACTATGCAACAAGTCGTCCTTATGATGATTATTATCTATCATATTGAGTGCAGCACCCATACCGTATATCCGTTGTATCTGAGCCGCTGTCAGCATTATTATCCCTCCATTATTGATACCTTTGTGGATTGCTCCACTACAAAGGCGGCTTGTATTTTTTTCATCAATTCTGTTCTTGCTTCGTCAGTATTAATGCCATTTACTTGGCATATAATATCAAACTGCTGCCACACATTTGCCTCCATCAGCATATATGCGTACTCCTCAGCCTGCTGTTCTGTAACTCCGGCAATGGTGACTAGGTTATCAATATCCTTTTGGTAATTAATGCCCTTGCACTTTTTAGATACCAGTTTAGCGGTTTTATCGTCCAGTGCCATTGAGCTAATAACGTCGGCTACAGTGGTATCACTTACATAATTGCCCTGCCAGATGCCTGCTATAAGCCTTTTGGCAGGAGCGGTAAGCTCAGACTTAGTTGTCACCTTAACCATATCCGTGTATGCGCTGCCAAAGATAGCAGGGAGCAGGCTATCCAAGGTGATTTTAACTGTTTCGCTGACTGTTGCCTGCAGCTTATTGTCGTTGCCCTCGTACTTAACAGATTTATACTTAGTGTTCGCCAAATCCTCTTGCGCAATTTTCAGTAGTTCTGCTTCGAGAACATCAGCTTCCTGCTTCGCTTTTGCTTGCTGGTCTCTCAGGTCAGCAAGGCGGTCGATTTTATCGGCAATAATGTCGGCACGGTCTTTAAGTTTAACTAAATCATTCATCACAAATCACCGCCTTATGTATTTTTGCAGCGCAGTCACGGCAAATATCAATGCCCATAACATTTTTTACACCATTAACACTGCCACAAAAATGACAGGTTTGGACGTGTTTTTTTATCTTAATTCCATCATCTGACATTTCAATGTCCACTGCGTTTCCCGCGAAAATGCCTGCCTCAGTTCTCATTTGCTTGGGCAACGTAATTGCACCACTCTTAGTGACTTTTTTGTGTGTCATATTGTATTCCTCCTATTTAGTTTTTCCTCACTCTGCGTTTCTCATCAAGACTTGTGACTTGCAACGGTCGCATTAAGGTTTGGCGGATATGCTCCGCCAAGAGGCTATTTATTTTGATATAAACCTGCTCGGATGGCACACTCAGTGCATACAGCTTTATGTCCGGGCATCTTTTTTAGCCTTCGTGCGTCAGTTGTTTCATAACATTCCCTTCCACAAACAGGGCAAATAGTCAGCCGTGTGCCTTTGTGTCTAATAATAAAATCCTTGCCAACATTTTTAAGTAATGGCATACAAATATATTTCATAGTTTCAACTCCTCTTAATCTGTGGCACTACATTCAGACTATTTTATGTATTGACCGCAGTTAGGACAGTAATTTGGTTCGCCGTCAAGTTTTTCGTCACACCTAGGACATTCCATAACGGTTATGCCATCTGTATCTGTATTTAGTTCTGCTGTTTTAGGGGTATCCTTTTCTATGAGTCCTACAAGATGGTCATAAACCTCCTCGCTTGCACACTCAAAAACAGCATATGGCTTAAACTCTTCTAGGCTCGCAGTATCATTGTTCATTAGTAATTTTTCGTAATCATTTCTGTTCCTCCAAAATTCTGCCGCAGAATGGGCATCTGTCGGTGTGCTGTCTTGCGATTTCAACCATCTTGGCATCAACAGCTGTTACATCCTTGAAACGCTTCAGGAAGCTCTCTTCGCATACTACAAAGCCTTGAAAGCCTTGAATAACCTTATCCTCGTTCGCCTTTAAAAATGATATCGCCTTTTCGTGACTTCCAATCCAGCCTTCCGCAAGCAATATAGGTGCTCTTTGCAGGTGACTTTCGATGTCCCACGCAATAAAATATCGTTGTTTATCGCAAATAAGATTAGCTATTTTTTCAGTTGACAGCTTTCTGTAGATAGATCTATATATCACTGACTTTGCACCCCTTATCCTCAAGTTCAATGCTCGTGTTGTTTTTAATAAAATGACTTTTTAAACGGTTAAAAGAGGACCAATAAGGGATATAGTATGTGCTCGTGTAGCGTTCCTTAAGTTCCTTTTGAATTTTCTTACTTTTGGACGCTTTCTTTATCTCTTTCTGTGGCAAAAAGCACTTTGTAACAGGACACATAAATCGTTTACAGATTTCGCTTTCAGGCTTTAAATGCTCCATACTCATTTTTCCATCTATGTACACTGCAATATTAATTTTCATACTGTTGATGCTTTCGTATCCTGACTGTAATGCAACATTATATCCGTCAATGCTTAGTCTGACAACGTTGCCGGGGATTACCAGCAATCTTTTTCGGACGATATCCCACTCATCTTTAGTCATTTCTGTACACCTCTTTTCAACCTTTCGTACTCCGCTTTAAGGCTTCTGTAATCCTTTATTAGGTCATTAACTTGCTGTGGCTGCAGTCTTGTTGCTTCGTATTCAGACAGCTTTCTTAGGCATTCTTTCTGCGTTCCTACAACCTCTAATTCTCCTTGTGGCAATATTTTAGTCAACCAACTATGGTAACCCTTATGTTGCAGATAATTGCCACAAGCACTGGGGTCGTTAATGCATCTATTATTACATTTTTCACCACAGTGATAACAACAGTGGTTTCCATGTCTTTTGTCACAATTAAAGAGATTACATTCGGACATAACTTTAACAATCATAGGCTCATATCCTTTCTATCAAATATTAAATTATAAAGGAGCTGTGATCACTAACTCTAATCTAACTATCCTTTAGATAGTCACATTAGGGGTAGTGTGGTGGTTACCGTCCTCGGCAACCACCACGACTGAAAGAAAGGAAAAACATAAATGTGGTGTAAGCTGATTAAAATTCCTGCATAACCTGTTTTGCTGTGGCTACAAGTCCTGCATAGGTTATATTTTGGTTATTCAAAGCATTACTATAAAGGTTTTGCGCGCCTCTTATGGCCTTATCTGTATGTACAATGTTCAGCAGTAGTTTTATTTCCTGTGCCTTCCCAACAAACACCGGGAAAAGTAGTTCTATATCCTGTTGAGTAATGTCTGCTGTGTGTCGTATTGCTGTAGTCTTAGTTCTGTTCTTAATTTGTGCAACAGCAGTTTTGCTGTTCCTTAGTTTAGACACCAACTCGTTATTTCCAACCAAGCAAATTCCAATCTCGGAATAGGTGTCAAAAAATGCTCTAAGGCTATCTAATGTTTTTATCGGCAAATGCTGTGCCTCATCTAATATAAGCACCTTGCGTTCGCCTGATAATTTACGTGCTACACTTAGCCACATATCGTATCTGTTACCTTGAGGTAAATTCAAAATGTTGCATAGCTCTTTGAGTAGGGATGTTATACCCGACATACATGGGTTAATTGACAGGTAGTACGCTGTGTTAGGGTGGTCTTCTGCGTACTTTTTGCAAGCCATTGTTTTGCCTATCCCAGCTTCGCCGCACTCAATGGCAAAACCGCCCTGCATATGGCACAGCCTTATGCTTTTGTACACCGCGGAGCTTATAGAGGTTTCCACATAAGTGACTCGGTGCGCAAGGCTGGCAACCTCTTTTTCTGCCTCAATGTTAGCCAGAATTTCGTCCAGCTTATTTTCTAACCTGCTAACATTGCCTGCATATGTCCCGCTTACACATTGGCTTATTACAGTCGGACTGTAACCAAGGTTCTTTGCTACAGCATTCCAAGAGCTGTTTATACGCTTCTTATACTTTTCGAGTTTTTCAGACAGTGTCATAACTCTCTTCCTTTCATTTGTTTAGATTACGCTTTTCTGCGTTTGCTATCATTCGGTCTATATCAATGGTAACTTCTTCAGTTCCAACAGCCCTATCAAGTGGAGCATATTGCTCTTCATCAGCACGCTTAATACTAAGTACAGCCGATTCTTTAACCTTGGATTTCTGTTTGTTGCTTTCTACTTCTGTAAGGATAATATCCAGTGCATTCTTGCTACCCAAAGCAACCACACGATTAGCCTTAACGCTGTCTCTAACGATTCTTTCGTGCTTGCGTACCTCGCGCATTGCAGAGGCAACAGTTGCCTTATCAGTACCATACTCTAATACAGTATCATCAGCGCATTGCGCAGTGGTTATGTATCTGTCTTCAAGGTCATATACTCTAACCTCCGCAAGATTTTCCGGGTCATATCGTACATACACCTTTTCACCTTGCCAGTTAAGCAATAGATTATCGTTATAATAGTCAATTCGACTGCCTGCAACCGTAATATGTACACCTCTGCGACCAACCTTTTGAGTTTTGGTACTTCTTAACATCATCAGCCACAAATCTTCCTCGGAGGCTACACGCTTCTCCTTTAAGTGTTTAACGTAAACTTCATTTCGTGGTAAACCCTTGTCAGCTTGTACAGGTCCATTGTATTCTTGATAATTAAATTTGTAGTTAAGAATATCTTCAACAATGTGTGTAAATTCAACTTCATTAATAATTTTACCGTCTTTGAGGATTTTTTTGAGTCTCTCAGGGCGTTCCAGCACATTTCCGCCAGTGTAAGTATCAAACAACCTTGACAATCTGTTTTTAACATCTTCAAATCGGCGTTCAATGGTTTTTGCTCTTGCATTTTTGACAATAGCATTTGTCATATTAATTCCCAAACGCTTAAATATTGGCGGTGGTTCTATTTGATCTTTTTGTGTTTTTTTCTTTCTGTGACCTAATCCGCCGACATCGAATGTTAAAAATTCCCGACCATTATCAACATATATGTTTTTAGGTATGCCATACTTTATAATCCCCCTGCGCAGGGCATATAGTGTAGCCTGTGATGACGGATTATCTGTTATGTAAACACCTGTAAAAATGCCGGAGCGTGCATCCATAAAGGCTGTAAGATACATTCGCTTTATTTTATCCTTGCTTGTTTCACGCACCTGCACATCAAACGTGTGGTTGTCGGCAATCCAATAATCATTGCTGTCCATATTCTCATACTCACGGCGGATATAAAAACCATACTTATCTTTGTATGCCTTTTCGCCATCACGTGCGTATGTAACTACCGGGTCGGGGACTTCACTATCTAAGTGACGATAAAACGTTGAATAATTAGGCATCGGCAATAGCTCAGGATGTTCCTGCTCTGCCCACTTTTGGGTGTAGTCGTAGCAAGCTTTTATAGGGTGCTTAGACTGGTCAAGAAAATAGTACAGAAATGCCTGCCATAAATTATCATCTATACAGCTGATACCTTTGCGTTTCAATCCTCTGCCATCCACCAAATCGGCTATATTACCGCTGTTGTATATTTTTTGTTTACGATAAAGTATGTCTACCGAAATTTTCACAGGATACTTGTCCTTATTTGCGGCAACGAAAACTTTATTAGCCTCCGTTTTACTGCCGCCGTATTCTGACACAAACTTTTTCCAATCGGTTAATATCTCAATCCATAGTGACACTTGCTGTCGCTGACTTTCTGTAAGCTCCTCGTAGTTGAGGCTCTTGTTAGTGGGCTTTTTGCTTTCTCTTTTTGGAATTAAATCAATCGGCAGGGGTAAGTCCTGCGACTGATAATATTTAACTTGCTGTTCAAGAGGGAGTTCGGTTATAGGGATTTTATATCTATAGCCATTATATTTATCTGGTTCTTTAATAGACTTTATTTTACCGTCTTTAACAGCTTTCTTAACATACTGAAAACTACAACATTTAGCGTTGGCAAATTGTCGCGTTGTAAGATAAACCATCATTTCACATCCTTTTGACCTGTCATCATCAGAGCAGGTAGGTCGTTTCCTGCTGACATATACAATTTTTCAATTGTATATGTTTCGACTATGTGGTATTATTAATTGGGAGGCGAGACTTCAGTTTTAAGCTCTTTTATATTTTTACAGTATTTCTCTATATCTTTACAATGAGCGTTTTCAACACTTGGAATAGCGGTGACAGTATTGTTAGCCATAATAATCGCTTTTCCTGTATCGGCATAAAGATTTTCTGGAACACCACACTTTTCTACAGCTGTTTTTAAAGCCTCTAAGAATTTTTCTTTGTCGTTTTGATGTAGCTCATCATTTGGTACGTTGTTATTAACGCAATACATAAATACAAATCCTTTCTGGTCTATCTCATCAGTACAGGTAGACCACCTCCTGCATACCGTCACATGTTCATCTGTGGCGGTTTCGATTTTTCTCACGATTATCATATTTAACCTTTAACCCAACTGCCACAGCTGTTAGTGTTGATAGCGTCATCGGGGTTAGGTGTGCGGCAGGGTCTTCTGAAATCATTGCAACACAAAATTCAACTACTTCCAAAGCGAACGAAAAATAAAACAATATAGCCCATTTATGACAGTTAAAATGGTACAAAAAAACTTTTAAAATCATCATTTAATAGCACACCCTCTCGAACGCCCTTGACACAAACTCTTCTTGAGCCGCCTCAACGTTCAAGTAATAGTCACCGGTATGTGGCTCTCCTTGATAGTCTAAATACCACACCACAGCCTTATCCACTGCATCGGGATTTGTGTTTACGGCCAATATAACACTGTCTTCGTGCTGAGTTATTACTTTGTAGCCGTGGATTATGTCGCCTAGTCGTACTTTCACAAGTTCTTATACTCCTCTCTTAAAAATCTCTTAGAGTATCTCATAATACTTGTAGCAGTTATAGATACACCTGCATCAGCGAGTGTATCAACTATATTTTGATATGTACATTTAGGGTCACATATCATTTCTTCTACCGTTCTCCTTAAAACGTCATCTAATTGTTCAATAATACTGTGGTATTTTCTTCTCTTACATTTTGACGAATTATCAACAACGGTTATTGTTGACTTCTGTTGTATGTTTGAAACTAATAGTGGCGTTAACTGTTTTATAACTTCTGATACAGTAGTCTTTACCGTATCGGCAATAACTGTTTGTATATCAACACTACCGTATGATCCAGTTCGACGTAGTTCCGGTAAAACTTCATCGAATATCCATTTTTCGAATTTCTCAGCTGACGGCAACTTACTTTTAACAATCATTCTGTATAAGTCACCCTCTGGAATCACTTTTATTTTTTGGATCCCGCCGTTTGTAGGGGTGACCATTTCGTTCACCCCTTTGCAGTGATCACGGATTGCCTTTTGAGGATTTTGGTATCCTAGTATTTTCGCACAAAGCGTAGCGGGGAAAAACTCTTTCCCGTCTACAAGAAAAACATTCAATGCGCCAAAATCACTGTTGCTAAAACTTTTTATTATGCTGTCCGACATTGAACATCATCCTCTCCGCGGCCCAGCAAGTCATAAATGCTGCATTTAAACACCTTGGATATCTCATAGGCTAATGATAATGACATAGCTTTTGTTCCGCGCTCTATTTGACAGAGCATAGATTTTCCTATTCCAACTTGGCTAGCTAACTCTTCCTGAGTCATACCTAAATCAGTGCGTATTTTTTTGGTATTTTCACCAATGTTCATATAACTGCCTCCCTTTTTCATTTTTTCGATTGTGTAAAAAAGTTTACCGTGGTAAAATTAATTAAATTTAAGTTTTACTACAGTAAATATTATATAACTAAATTTAGAGATTTTCAACACATTATCGCTAAATTTAGAGATTTTATATTTTAAACAATAAAGGAGAGCTGTTTTTGTATATATCATCTAATATTGCAACTAGAATAAAAAAACTAGCAAAGAGTAAAGGAGTAGTAATAAAAGATATGTTAAGCGAATGTGGGCTTGGTGCAAACACGATGGCTAATTTAAAAACATCAATGCCCAAAGCAGACAGCTTAGCGAAAATCGCGGACTTTCTTGGGTGTTCGGTAGATTATCTTTTAGGACGTACAGATAATTATATTTCGGAGAATAGTCAAAGCAAAATCACCAAACAAGAGTTTGAAGTTTTGTTAGCGTATAGAAAAAATCCTAATATGCAGACCGCCGTAAATAGACTATTAGGGGTTGAACCCCTTCCTATGAAAGCGATTAAAATCGCTCGCAGCGACAATAGTCAAGTTACAGAAATAGTTGGGGATTTTTCCGACATAATTAACGCTCCAGAAACCGATGAAGATTTATAATTAATTATCACCGCGTAGACTATAATATCTACGAGGTGATAATATGATTTATGGCAAATATAAAAGCGCCAGAGACGCAGCGTGGCAGTGTTTGATTGATAATAATATACAATCTTTACCTGTAAGTGTATTAAGCATTGCGAGCGCTGAAAATATATCGGTTATTAAGTATAGTCAAGTTGACAAAAAACGGCTCTTAGAATCTGAAAGTGGGTCAACTTATTTTATTAACGATAAGATTTCTATTATTTACAGGGACAGTGAATCTCCGCAAAGATGTCGTTTTACCATAGCTCATGAACTTGGACACATCTTATTAGGGCATGAACTAATCGGCGATAGATATTCACGCAAATTCAACACTGCAAGAACTCAAATAGAAAGCGAGGCAGATATTTTTGCCAGTAGATTGTTAGCACCCGCGTGTGTGCTTTGGGGATTAGGTTTGCATACAGCTGATGAAATAGCTCGTGTGTGTAATATCTCTATGTCCGCAGCTCGCATAAGATCCGAACGTATGGAAATTTTATACAAAAGAAATAAATTTTTAACTAGTCCATACGAAAGGAAAGTTTTTGCAAATTTTCGAAATTTTATTAAGAAGTATAGGTGTGATACTAGTGTATAAATATTTACAGATTTTGAATTATTATACGCTGTTGCAAAAAAAAACAACAGGCAACTGAAATATGCGCGAAAAAGAACTCAAAAGCCGTAGTTATGGGACGGGCAACTAGGTTGCCCTTTAATCAAAAAAAGGTTGCCCGCTCTTTCTTGTGTTTTAATGCACACTTATGTAATTAAAGATAAAA